TTCCAGATTTCATTGGCGAGATCCTTGAATCCGCCGGCCAAGAAACGCTGGAGGTGATTCCATTATGAAGACCGCCTCCGGATCTAATGACTCTCAACTTCCTGACGATATGATCATTCGTGCGGCCAATGAACTGCGAATGCGTCGGGTGGATGGGATTGGATTGCTCCGAGTCACTCGGGAGCAGGCTGATATAATGCGAGACTCGTCCCCAACAATCTTGCTTTCCGGGGGAAACCGAGCGGGCAAGACGCTGATCGCGGCGGCAAGATTCGCGGCAATCGCAAGAGACAAGCCGATCCAGACAATGGACGGGGAGTTGATTGACCTTCGCCTTCCGGGGCAAAAGAACCGACCGCTTTTAATGTGGGTTGTTGGCGACATGCTAAAGCATATCGGTCAGACGATTCACCGCGTTCTTTTCCGTGCTCACCTTTACTGGATGATTCAGGATGAAATCACAGGCGCGTGGCGATCATGGAACCCCCTGAAGTTTAAGAACGATATCAATCGGAAGCCGGAACGGAAGTACGCTCCACCGTTGATCCCTGACTCCGAGATCGATCACGACAAGTGCGCCTGGTATCACCACGGTCAGAATCAATTTGAGCGAATCACATTGAGAAACGGGACGGAGATTTACGCTTACGCGTCGTCTGGCGAGGTCAAGCAGGGCGATCCCGTCGATGAGATCTGGCTTGACGAAAGTCTCGCAAACCCCGCATATCTCGCGGAATACCAGACACGCAGGTCGGATAACGAAGGCCGGCTGTTCTGGTCAACGATCCCTCGCGACTACTGTCCAGCTTACATCTCCCTTGAGGAGAAAGCCCAGTCGCAGGAGACAGAAGTCGCCAAGGGCGAGCGTGATGAAGCCCACATCAAGCATCACACCCTTTCGTTCATGTCAAATCCGTTCATCTCGGACAAACAGAAACAGCTTCGATACGAAGAACTAAGCGAGCGAGATCGGTTAATTCGCATTGACGGAGTTCGGTCGACTGACCTCGTGAGGATTTACCCGGAATTCAACCCAGACTTTCACTGCGTTGAATACCAGAATCCAAGCATGAACGATGAGGTAACTGAGGCCCTTCGCAAGAACAACTGGCGTCCGCCGAAAGAATGGACACGAGAGCTAATCCTCGACCCGGGAACCGAGAAGCCGGGAGTTCTGTTTGGTGCGATTCCTCCCAAGGAAATGTGGAAGGACAATGAACCCTACCTGATCATTTACGATGAGATCTTTATCCGCCGTGCAGACGCCCCTACGCTCGCTCAGATCATCAAGGATCGCGAGGATGGGTATTTATTCGAGCGATTCATCATCGATGGTAAGGCCGCACAGCAGAAACCGATGGGGTTTTCGTGGACTGTCGGTCAGCAGTATTCACGATCATTCGAGTCTATTGGCCTGTCGTGCAATCAGTCGGGGAGCTACTTTATTCCCGGCGATCCGAACTTTACTCAGCGATCAGGGCTTGTACATTCCGCAATGAGAATGAGACCATGCGGGAAACCGCAACTGAGGATCGTGACGCATATCTGCCAAGAACTCGTGAGACAGATAAAGAAGAACATTCGGAAGGTGGACAGGTCCGGGGAAGTCTTGGAAGATCCAATTGATCGGCAAATCGATGACCTTCGTGTCTGCATGGAATACTGGCTGAGTCGGCACCCAACGTATGTTGAGCCGAAAGCCATTCAAGAACAAAAAAATGTGGCAGGCCTTGACCTTTACCTTAAACTAAAGGCAGAGTTCTCTGCCGGGAAAAAGGGTAATAGGTCTGTCTCTGTAGGGGTGAAGATGTGAGCACAGCGCAAAGCAAGCCAGTCAAATTGAATCCGTATTCCAGCATCAAGATCGGGACACAGGTTTACTGGTACTCTCAAGGGAATGTAAATCTCGATCCGCTCCCTGCAATTGTTGTCGGAAAGATCCCTCAGACTGGCGCTGCTGATCTAACAGTGTTCACGAGAAGCGGCCCTGAGCCCAGAAACGCAGTCCATCCCACTGACTCAGAACGGATGGATAACATCAACATTCGTCGCAACGGCGGCTGGAGCCCTAAAGAAGACCAATGAGAGACGCAAATCAGTTCACAATAGAGTTCTGGTCTCCGCTCGTTCGGATTTGGGAGCAGCGAATTCAGGCTTCTCTCCGAGCACGTGCCCCGTTCGACAGCGTACTTGAGCAATGCGAAGCGTTCTACGGCGCTACGTCTGGCTTCATGTTCAGCGATACGTACAACCAGAAATTCTTTGATGGGACGATGCCCGTCCCGAAGTTCAAGATTTGCGTCAATCGGGCATGGGAATACGTTTCGATCGTGGGTCCGTCCCTTTACTGGGATTACGCTCACCGGAAGGTTTTCTCTCACCGTGAGTTTCTTTTGACTCCTGATATGTTTGGCGACCCGAACGACCCGAACGTTCAGGCTATGTTCAACCAGATTGCAGATCAGGAAGAACAGGAGATCAGGGAAATCAACTTTCGCAACTCCATGATGGAGGCGGTCCTGAATTGGTCGCAGCGAGAACAGCCGAATGGCCTCGTGCATCACGGGCTTCTTGCAACAACTCAGGCCCTGCTTTCAGGTCGCGGAGTTCTCTGGCCTGAAACCTATCGGTTCCCTGAGTCTGACGAAACCTTCACCATGCTTCGGTATGGTGATGTCCGCGATCTGCTGATTGACGCCGACTGCACTGACCCCCTGTTAGACTCAGCCGGATACATCATGCGCCGGCATGTGACTCCGACTTGGCAAGTTGAGAAGATCTTCGGCCTTGAGCGAGGATCCCTGAAGTCCAAGGGGACATATCAGAGCAAGGAGCAGTCTGCTCGTGAACAGTCACAGAAGAAAGAACAGAAATTATTTGACTGCATGGAGTGGTACGAAGTGTGGTCCCGAATTGGGATCGGCCCCCATCTGACAACGGAAAGTATTCTTGACGACTTCGATGAAGTCGTGGGTGATTATGCCTACTTGTGCATTGCGCCGGGAGTTCCGTTTCCTCTCAATGCTCCTCCGGAATTGTTCTTTGGTGAGGAGGCGTTGACGCCAGAAGAAGTGGCGGCACTCTTTGAATGGAGAGCACCAAACTACGGAGACGTTTATCCGATCTGGAAAGATCACAAGTTCCCAGTTGCACTGCTGGACTTCCATCCGTTGGCTAATTCCGCCTGGCCGATGTCGCCGCTCGCCAACGGAATTGGCTACCTAGTTTGCCTAAACGTACTGATCTCCACATACACTGACCGTGCGTGGGACAGTCGAAAGTCAATTGTCGGATACCTAAAGTCTGCGGCGGCAGAGATGGAAAAAGCCATTTCGACCGATGAATCGATTTGTTTCGTCGCGTTGAATGACAACATTCATCAGGCTGTCAATCAAGTCATCAGCACATTCGAGTTCTCTGGGAACAAGGATGACATCCTCCAGGCCATCAACATGATGTCTGACGGCTTCGATAAGTCCGTCGGGCTGTCTGAGCTTTCCTATGGCGGCAACGGTGGCCGGCAAGTGCGAGTCGCCGCAGACATTCGCGAGAGATCCGCAAACCTCAGCGTTCGTCCAGACAAGATGGCGAGAGATGTTGCGGCATGGATGACGGTCGCCTCGCGACATGAGATGGTCATGACCATGCTTCACGTGGAAGGCAGATCGATTCGTCACTTGATTGGCGAGTTCTGCGCTGAGCGATGGGATGAGTTCCGCCAGATTCCTCTGGAGCAACTTCTAAGAGAGATGAAGACGACGGTTGAAGCGACCGAGATCCGCAGGCCAAACAAGGAACGCGACACAGCGAACATCCAGTCCTTGCAGCAGTACATGCTTCCGCTTCTGCAAACTTTTGCTCAGCAGACAGGGAACACTGAGCCGCTCAATGCCATGATCAAGTTAATGGGCAGAGCGATTGAAATGGATGTCACCGAGATTGTGCTCCCGCAATGGGGACCGCCGCCGCCTGATCCCAATGCAACGCAGCTTCAGGATCAGATGCAGCAAATGGAGATTCAAGGCAAGCAAATGGAGATACAAACTCAGCAAACGAAGGCAATGAAGACCTCAGCAGAGACTGAGAACATCCAAGCTGATACAATGGCGAAGATGATGGAGAATGGGCTCGGCGGAGAGTCCAAGCACATGCAGGAAATGAGACACATTCAGGACAGGCATGAGCAGAAAATGGAGCATGAGAGCGATAAGAATGACTCCGAAATGGATATGTTGGATATGAAATCTGAAAGCGAACAAGGCTATGAAGAAGACGCTGACTGAACTCCAGATCCCCTACACGGTTTCCGATATGGCACAGCAGAGCCTGATGTCAAACGGGATGAATCGCGTTGCGTTCTTTATTGAACTCGTATCCAAGGGGGAGTCTCCAAGGATGGCGGAGGTCTTCGCAACCCAGTCACCTCCGGGAATTGGGATCACTGACGACATTTACATCGCGGACCAGAATCGACATGGGCGAACGATCCGCGATCAGTTCAACGGGGATGATGCTCAGTTGAAAATCTTCGCAAAAGCCCTGAAGAAGAATGGGTACACACTGAAAGCTTCCGATCATTACGTCCCGACCGCTGCTTCCAAGTTTGCAGATCCTGCTGCGATCCTGAGCCACGGGCAGGGTAGTTTGAAACAGTTTTCACAGAAGAAAGAGACGCCGCCGACACGAGTGAAAGCCGTGAACGGCAAGCGGCTGAACGACAAGATCGTGAATCGGATCGTGCAAGAAAAGATTGCCAAGGATCCTGGCTTGCGATTCAAGGATTCCCGTGAGTTGCGAGAATCAATTATTGATAGACATGGAACAAAGGCACTGCGATGAGATTTGAAGAGAAGGACTGGAAGACAATCGAGCACACGGTTTTAGTCTCAACAACAGGATCAGGGACAGGGAAAAAACTCTTGATGAATCTCAT